GGAGTGTTACATAGTATGGTTCAATGAAAAAAATGAAACTTACCAGATAATAAAGTGCTACGACTTTAGAGAAGAAATTTTAAAAATAATGGGAAATGAATAATTTAATAAAAGTTAGACTAAAAGATATATGGTCTCCCATATATAAGGATAAAAAACCAAACCTTAAATCTTGGTTTTATGGTTGGGATAAACTTAAAAAAAGTATTGTGGAAAATGGTTATGACCCCGAAAATTTTACACACATGGAGGTTTACAAAAGTGAAGATGACGACTCAAAATACATACTTATAAATGGTAACCACAGACTAAAAATACTAGAAGAGTTATATGGTTTAGATTATGAAGTGACTGTAAACCTTAACGATAGTCCTAAAAGTGCCACAAAAGGTTTGTACGATAGATTAGTTAGGCCACTACTTAGTACTACAACACTAAATAAAATAATAAATATTATGATTTTACTTATAACTATATGGTATTTCTTTATTGTTAACTTTATACCGACTGCCGTATGTGGGATTAGTCTTTGGTTTGTATTACAGTATTTTCCAGAAGGTAATTATGATAAAAGATTACATTACGAACCTAATAAAGATAAAAAAAAATGGGCAGACTCATATCCATTTTTTTATGAAATATTATTAAATATAAATAAAAATCTTAGGGTAATATTAGTGGCTGTATTTTTAATTACCTATTTAATTTACTTAGCCGCAAATAGTTTTATACATTTGTGTATTGTGTTAATTTTATTAACAATATTTTTAAGAATTAAAGAAAATGTAGTAAAGGGAATTTATAAAGACAAAAAATGAAAATAAAAACTATAGTACATTACTCGGACCTACATTTAAAATTATATAAACAACATACTAGAGATAAAAATATTTTAGAAGTTGCTTTAAAAGAGTGGAAAAAATTATCACCAGATAGAATTGTTTTTACTGGGGACTTTGTACACTCCAAAAATCAAATGACCCCAGAATTAATAAATTTAATGTCTTGGTTTATGACAGAAACAGCAAAAATATGTAAGTGTGTTTATATTATTGGTAATCACGATTTTTTAGAAAATAATTTAGATAGGGTTGATGCTCTTTCACCATTAGTAGACAGTTTAAAAAACGTAAACATAAAATACTATAAAGATAGGGGCTGTTATGTGGATGAAAATATTCTATGGTGTGTATACTCCCTAACCTCACACAACACCAAACCAGATATACCAGACTATTGTGAAGAACATAAAATAGGACTCTTTCACGGTCCTATAATAGGGTTATATACTGATATTGGTTTTGAGTTTGAAGATGGTTATAATGTAGAAATATTTGAAGGGTGTGATGTGGTGTTTGCTGGTGACATACATAAAAGACAAACTTTTAAAATACCAGGAAATAAAAAAGCGTATATGGTTGGGTCAATGATAAATCAAAATTTCGGAGAAAGTATAAAAAATCATGGATATGGTGTTTATAATGTTGAAACACAAAAATATAAGTTTTTTAATATTGATAATGCACAACCTTATCTTAATTTTAAAATAAAAGATATTGAAGATATTGAAAATAATAAAGAAATTTTAACAAATGCTTAATAAACAACAACACAAAGAATTTAAAGATTACTGCCAATTAAATGAAATTGAAGACATAGATAATTTTGTTGTTAAATGTGCTAAAGACGGACTAACTCTGGATAAGTATGGTATTGCACCGTTCCTACCAAAATCACAAATACAAGAAGTACCTGTAGAAAAAGAAGTGATAAAAGAAGTTATTAAAGAAATACCAGTAGAAAAAGAAGTTATAATTGAAAAAATTGTAACAAAGGAGGTTAAAGATACTCAGTTAATTGAAGAATTAGAAAAACTAAAAAAAGAATTAACTGAAAAAAATAAAATAATAAACAAACAAAAAAATAAAATAAAAGAACAAGATGACGTGTTAGAACATTTTAAAAACGTAACTGTAAATAGAAGAACAAAACACATGAGGTCGTCTAACTTAAATGACACTTATTACGATTAAAATTATGGAAATATTTATATGGATTATAGCAGCTTACGGAATGTCAAATATATTAGTATTTGGTAGTATATTTGAAGGACTCAGAGATTTTTTAATAAAAAAGTCAACCTTTTTAGGTGACCTTATACAGTGCATGATGTGCACATCAACCTGGGTAGGGTTCTTTTTTTCAGTAGCATTCTTTTCCCCAACATTAGAATTGGTAGTAATACCATACACTAATTGGTTTTTTGATGGGATGCTTGCAAGTGGTTCTGTTTGGGCTATAAATGCGATTATCGAGTGGTTTGAAGAAAATAGGATAGACAAAGGTCCCGGTATGTTATAGATTGATTTACAACACAAAATACTTTATATTTTATGTATGGATAAAACTCACATACCACTATTTAAAGTTTTTATGTCACCTTACGCACCAGAAAAAGTTAAAAAAGTTTTAGAGTCTGGTTTTATCGGTGAAGGGAACCAAGTAAAACTATTCGAAAAAAACTTAAAGAATTATACTGGTTGTGAAAATTTAATAACTACTAATTCAGCAACTTCAGCAATACACCTAGCAATACATTTAGTTAAGAATAATATTCATGGATATAAAAAATATAATTGGCCTTTGGTAGAAGATGGTGACGAAGTACTAACTTGCCCTTTAACTTGTACAGCAACCAATTGGCCAGTACTCGCCAATAATTTAAATTTGAAGTGGGTAGACGTTGATATGAATACCTGTAACATGTGTCTAGACGACCTAAAAAATAAATTATCAAAAAAAACTAAAATTATAATTCTAGTTCATTGGGGTGGTAACCCAGTAGACTTAGGAAAAATAGAAGAAATAAAAACATATTCAGAAAAAAAATATGGATTTAAACCTATAATAATAGAAGACGCTGCACATGCATTTGGTACCGAATACGAAGGAAAAAAGTTAGGTAATTTAAAAAATAATCACATAGTAGTACATAGTTTCCAAGCCATAAAACACATAACTAGTATTGATGGTGGGTGTATCATATTTCCAGACAAAAAATTAACAAAACAAGCAAGACTTATGAGATGGTATGGTATTGACAGAGATGATAACACTAAAGACTTTAGGTGTGAAAGTAATATTTCTGAATGGGGATTCAAATTTCATATGAATGATGTATGTGCTACAGTAGGTGTTGAAAATTTAAAATATGTAAATAAATTACTTAAAGTTAATAGAAAAAACGCAAAGTATTACAGTGAAAACCTAAAAGACAACCCCAAGATAGAACTAATAAATGTAAATAAAAAAAATAACCCTTCTTATTGGGTTTACACTGTCAAAGTACAAAACCAAAAAAAATTCATAGAAAAAATGGATAAGAATAATATAATGGTTAGTAGAGTGCACGAAAGAAACGATAAACATTCGTGTGTATTTAAGTACGTTACCAAATTACCTAACATAGATAAGATGGTCGAAGAAATGATATGTTTACCTGTAGGTTGGTGGGTAACTAAAAAAGAAATTAAAAAAATAGTAAAAATTATAAATGATGGTTGGTAGTAAAACTATATCTTGTATTATTTTAAACTGTTTAAATGATTTGTTTATTAAGGAAAGACTCATACCTAGTATTAAAAGAACAACAGAACACCTAAATGATTGGGTAATAGAAATTATTGTGGTGGACAGTAGTCCATCCCAAGACTTCCAAATGAACGGAATTAAAGTAATTAAATCGACACCTTACCACATACCAAAGGCCTATAATCTAGCTGTAAAAAAAAGTAACAATCACTATATTGCCTTATTTCATGATGATGTGGATATATTAGACTATAATTGGGTATTAAAAACAACATCTAATCTATCAGAAGAAATATATGCTGTGGGTCCAGACCTATGCACTACTTTACCACACAAAAAATTTAAAATAAAATTTTTTTTAAAAGAAGCACCTATGATTATGGAAAGAGAAAAATTTTGGGAAATTGGTGGATACGATGAAGAGTATTACTTTGGTTATGAAGATGTAAAACTATCTAATGCTATACATAATTTAGAAAAAAAAATTAAAAAAGTTAGGTTGGAATGTTTACATTTTGGGGGGACTACTAGTGTTTTAATAACACACAATAGTGAAATACAAAAAAAACTTAAAAAAGAAATATTAAAATTTTATACCGTTAAAGAACATAATAATTTTTTATTAAAACATCCCGATATTAAAGTAGTAAAAACTAGTATTTTAAAACGTTTTAAATCACCATTAATGTGGATTTTAATGTTTATATTTAACAAATCTATTTACATAAAAAATATAAAAAGAATAGCTGATAATTTGGGTATGAGATATGTACACGACCATTGGAAAATAGAAAGAGTACCCGCTGAATTATATGAACTTTTACTGCCTAAAAGTGCTAAAGAAATGGATTTATATTTAAGAGATATTAAAGAAAATAAAAATGGTGAATTATATGGTAAATTAGAAAAATGGAAAAATAAAAAATTTGAAGAATACATTACTAGTGATAGAGCAAATCTTGATAGGATTAACTTTAAAAATATGTTTATTAAAATAAAAAAAATTATATGGGAAAATTAAAAAAATTAGAAAATCCTTTTATTAAAGTTACTTGGGAAGACATACCAGAAAACTTTACACAAGAAAGAATAAAAAGAGTTAGAAGTTATTTCCAAAATAAATACAATTCTAAAAACATAACTATTTTAACAAGGGGGGTGGATAGAAAATCGGGTAAAGAACTAGACCTAGACCTAGAACAAAATATATTAGACACAGCATACCAAAGAAATCTTATGTCTCAGTTTGTTATGGCTAATGATATGGGTGTGGATGTAGATTTACTAAAAAGGTTAGATGATAAGGTAAACGCCGAATTAGCAGATAATTTAGAAATAGACACTAAGTACAAAAGAGTATATATTAAAAACATTAAATTTTCTAATTTTTTATCTTTTGGTGATGACAATTACCTGGACATTAAAAAATTAGGTGGTATTACAGTAATAGATTCTAACCCACCTAACTTTGGGGGTAAGTCGGTTTTAGCGGTAGATTTAATATTATTTCTTTTCTTTAATACCACCACAAAAACTACTAAAGCTGTTGAAATATTTAATAGATTTAAAAAATCTAACGAAGTTTTTGTTCAGGGGGAGGTTGAAATTGATGGTCGTGATTATATAATTGTTAGAAAAATAAAGAGAAGAAAAACAAAAAAAGGTGATTGGTCTGTCAGTACTAGTTTAGAATTTTTAGAAAGAAAATCTGATGGTAGTTTACAAAATTTTACAGGTGAACAAAGGAGAGAAACAGAAAAATTCATTAAAGAATCTATAGGTACCATGAATGATTTTCTACTTACAGTTCTAACCACAGCATCAAACTTAGAATCATTAATAGAATCGAAACCAACCGAAAGAGGAAATGTATTAAGTAGGTTTATAGGGTTAGAAGTACTAAAAGACAAAGAAATTTTATGTAAAGAAATGTATTCTAAATGGTCAAAAACTTTAATTTCTAATGTTTACAACATTGAAGACTTAAAAAAAGATATACTTGACGAAACAGAAGAAAAAAACAAATTAACAAAAGATAATATTATTTATGACAAAGATTTAAAACAGTACATAGCCAAACTAGATAAAAAAAATAATCTAAGAGATGACCTAATAAGTAAAAAAGTAACAGACATAGATAAAGAAGTGCAAAATGTTAACCCTAGACTCATAGAAGAAAAAATCACAGAAGATAATAAAATACTAAAAAACCTCAACCTAAAACTAAAAGCTTACGGCGACAAAGAAATACCAGAAGAAATAGATTTAGAATTGTTAAGGGTAACAAATAATGAAAAAAATGAGTTACACATACAAACAGTGAAAAATAAAACAAATTTAAATAATTTAAAAAATAATTTAAAAAATTTAATAGAGTCTGAAATTTGTCCAACATGTAAACAAACACTTAAAGATGTAGACCATAGTGATGAAATAGAAAGATTAAAAAAAGAAATAGATTTACTATTAAAAAATGTTGAATTAGATGAAAATAAATTAAAAAAACTAGAACAAAGTGTTGAATCGTTAAATACAAAAAAATTAATTTTTGATGAGTACGAAAAAGAGACTTTAAAAAAAGAAAGGTTAATTTTAGAGGTTGGACAAAAAGATTTAGAAATTAATAAATTAAAAAACAAATTATCTAAATGGAAAAATAATAAAGAGAGGTTGGAAAATAATATTAAATTAGAGAAAGAAATTTTAATTATTAACTCGGATATAGATATTATAAAAAATAAAAAAGAAAATTTATTTAAAGAGATAGAATATAACAAAAATAGGGTAGAAACGTTAAATGATTCCACTAAAGATAAAAATTTAAAAATAGAAAAGATTAAAAAAGAAAACGATGTTGAAAAAATATTTCGTACATATTTGACTGTTTTTGGTAAAAACGGGATAATTAAAACAATTGTTAAATCGGTAGTACCAAAATTAAATAATGAGTTAATGAGGTTATTATCTGATGTGACAAATTTTATGGTGGAAATTAGAGTAAATGAAAAAAATGAAGTGGAGTTTTGGATGGTGGACAGTCAAACCCAAGTAGAAAAACTATTGTCAACTGGTAGTGGGTTTGAAAAAACACTATCTTCTTTAGCTATAAGAACAGTACTTACCAAAGTTTCTTGTTTACCAAGACCTAACATAACTGTTTTTGATGAGGTATTAGGTAAAGTAAGTAATGAAAACTTAGACCAAGTAGGGGTTTTCTTTAGTAGAATTAAAGATTATTTTGAAAATGTATTTCTTATAACACACAATCCATTAGTAAGGGAATGGGGGGACAATACAATAACAATAAAGAAAGAAAGTAATATTTCACAACTTATTTAAATATTTATAAGAATGAAACCTAGAATAAAAAAATACCTATTATTTATGTTTGGTAATTGGGATACCATAGAAAAAAACGCTCCTTTAATGAATAATATAAGAGACTTAATGGACACCATAGTATCATCAAACGAGTTTACATTTGTCACGGGAGATAAGGTTATTATAATGTGTTTAAAATCTGAATTATCCTTTGAAGACGTTAATCAAATACTAGAAGAGTTTTTAGAACCAAACATAAGTACTTATTTTTTAATGCCTAAACCTAGAAAATTAGGGTACAGATTAGACAAAAATCTAGAAAGTCACCTATTTGGTAATGGACCAATAAGACCCCAATTAAATATAGACCCAAGAGTGGCAAAAGCACTAACATCACAATTAAAAAGTCTAATGGACAACAAAGTTAATAGACTTAAAGAAGTCCTACTTAACCCAATTGAAAAAATTAATACTAAAAATAAGTTAAGACCTTTGAATGTTGATAAAGTTTTAGATAAAATAATAGATGAAGGTATAGAAAGTTTAACTGAAGACGAACTTGATTTCTTAAAAAAATATAATAATATTTAAAAAAGAATAAATTTAAAAAAATTATAACATGAAATTTAATACTAACGACTATAAACTTTCCCTATTTACCGAAAATGTGTGTGAAGATTGCTCCAAACTAAAAGATATTTTAAAAAATAATAATATTTCTTTTTCAGATAAATCTATAACTAAAGGAACTGAAACTAATAACAACAATAGGTGGGACTTTATAGACGCTGAAAGAGAAAATAATGGTTTTAATTGGTTTACCCCTGTATTAATAATAGAAGATTCAGAAGGTAACGCAACCTATATCCCTTCAGTACAAGATACTGTTAATTGTGATGATGGGTTGTGCATAAATGACGTAACATCAGAAAATGTATTAAAAGTATTAAAACCATACTTTAAATAATACCAAAACTTTACCACAACAAATTACCATAAGTAAGATTTATTTTGTATATTTGTAACCTATTTTGTTTAAACTGACAAAAAGTCAGTAAAAATAATATGGTATACTATTTGTACTACAATAGTTAAATTAACGTTTAATAAATAAAAATTACTTACATGACAAAAAATACATTTATAAATCAGGCAGAAATTTCACAATACTTAAAAGATGTTAGAAAAAGAAAAATTTTAACACCAGCTAGAGAAAAAGAATTAGCTAAATTGATGTTAAGTAACGAATTGTCCCTAGTGGAAAAAGAACAAGTACACCTAGAATTATTAGAAGGTAACTTAAGATTTGTTATCAGTGTAGCAAAAGACTACCAAGGACAAGGTGTAGATTTACCAGACCTAATAGCAGAAGGAAATTATGGGTTATTAAAAGCAATTACTAATTTTAAATGGGAAAAAGGGTTTAGATTTATTTCTTACGCTGTTTGGTGGGTAAAACAATCTATTTTACAATCACTTAATGAACACGCTAGAACAATAAGACTACCAGTAAACATTATTCAAGAATTACACAAAGAAAAAAAGAAGGTTGGTGAAGAAATAACAAAATTAAATAGTAAATTAGCTTTATTACCTAAAACAATAAATTACGATAAACCTATTAATGACGAAGGTGATACATTAATTGATATTTTAGAAAATAGAGATGCTGATAATCCAGAAGATATTTTTGCTCACGAAGTCAACCTAAAAGACGAGTTAACTAAATTAATGTCTGGGTTAGACAATAGAGAAAAAAACATAATAATAGATTATTATGGATTACACAATACTCCAATGACACTACAAGAAATAGGCGACGAACTATCATTAACAAAAGAAAGAGTAAGACAAATTAAGGAAAAAGCTCTACGTAAATTAAGAAATGACAGCTATCAACTGCTAGAATACCTAACTGATTAATATTTATCATTAAAGATAAAAAATGAAAAAAAGATTATTTCCATTACTAATAGCTTTATCTGCTGTAGCGGTTTCTGGTTCGGCAGCTTTCTATTCTGTGTTTGGGTTAAGTAAATTATTTGCTGGTGCAAGTACACAAGTTATAATAATGGCTGGTTCATTAGAATTTGCGAAACTAGTTGTAGCTTCACTCCTGTACCAATACTGGGACACAATAAATAAGTGGTTAAGAACATATTTAGCGATAGCTTGTTTTGTTTTAATATTAATAACATCAGGTGGTATATATGGGTTTCTATCAGGAGCGTATCAATCAACCGCTACTCAGTCAGAACTATTAGATAAGTCATTAATGATTCTTAATCAGAAGCAAGTCAGGTTTCAAGAAACAAAAGAAGACTTAACACTTGAAAAAACTCAAATAAACAAATCTATTTCTGATTTAAGGATATCATTATCTAACCCACAACAAGTATCATGGTATGATAAAAATTCTGAAACAGTCATCACATCCACATCTAGTTCAGCAAGAAGAGCATTACAATCTGAATTAAAAACTACAATTGCAGATAGAGATGGTATTAATATTAAAATAGAGGCTGTAATGGATTCTATTAACAAAACTGATATGGCATTATTAGATAAAGAGATGTCTAATGAAGCTGAAAGTGAACTAGGCCCATTAAAATATTTAGCAGAAACTACAGGTAAACCTATGAACGAAGTTGTTAACTGGTTCTTATTACTTATTATATTTGTATTTGACCCATTAGCTATAGCATTAGTAGTAGCGGCTAATATGGCATTTGCTCAAATAAAAAAGAATAGACCTGTTGTTAGAATGTCAGTACCAGAGGGTATGGAATTTAATAGACCATATACGATAGAAAAAAAAGACTTAGTAATGGATGACATGGAAGATACCCCAAGAGAAGAATTAAATATAGATGAAAAAAGAATGAATGTTATTGGACAAAATGGCAATGATGGTTTACACTATGACGATATAGACACACCATTAGATAGGTTAACAGATACAACACAAACACTAATAGTTAATAAAAAAGATAAGGTTAGGGTAATTAACTCGGAAAAAGACCTAAATGATGAAGAGTTAAACGAACTAAGTAGAGAGATTGGTAAAACAGAAATAAAAGAAGAAATCATACCCATAAACCCAACTAAAGAAGAGCTTGAAAAATTAGCTAAAGTACTTAATATTAAGTATAGTGACGAAAATGTTGAGCTAGACAGATTAACAGACACAACACAAACACTAGAACATAAAATAGTTAAAACTAAAGATTCTAAAGATAAAAACACACTTAAATATGAAGGTAGAAAATAAACAAATTCTACTATGTAATAGTAATAGAAACCAAAAAGATTTCCTAAAATCATTAAAAATAAGACTAAATGGGGAGTATAAAAAAATACCCAATTACCTAATTGATAAAAGTGGTAAAGTTCATAATTTAAATAAAAAAGATGTAACTTCACATTATTTAGATGGTTATACAGATAAAGGTGTCGTTATTATTTGTTTAGAAAATATGGGTTGGTTAAAAAAAAGAAGTAAAGATGGTAAGTTTGTTAACTGGTTAGGGGATATTTATAATAATGAAGTCCATGAGAAAAAATGGAGAGGTAAATACTTTTGGGATGGCTATAGTGAAAAACAAATGAAAAGTGCTTTAAAACTAATCAAAAAAGTTTGTGATAAAGAAAAAATACCTAAAAATTTTATTGGACATAATGTTTTAGTTGATGGGGTCGAAAATTTTAAAGGTATTGTCTCAAGAAGTAATTACAACGAATACTGGACGGACATAAACCCATCATTTAATTTTGAATTACTATGAAAAAAACGATTATTAGAAACCAAACTCAATACCACAATGAGCAGTATGATGAAATGAAATCTCTTTTAAATAAATCTAAAAGATTATTTGAACAAGTAGAAGACATTGAAATGCAAAGAGAAGAAGAACAAATAAAAGAGTACGAAGTATCTAGTGGTAAAATAGTTGTACACGGTTATAGTACTACAGATATTACACTTACTGATGAAGAAAAAAATACCTACCAGGAAACAATGGATGATTTTATAGAACAAGTTTCTGACCTGGTAGATTACAATTCGTTAAATATATATGAAAATAATGTGGAATGGTCTGGTAATTTAGTTAAACTTGACACAGAATTTTTCTATAGTGTTGGTGAAAGAAATGGGGTATATATAACAGGGAGTATGGTAAAATTAGATGAAGAAGCTTTAGAAATATTAAGTAATTTAAAAAATTATTACCAGATGTTCTCAACAAAATGGGCAAAAGTATTGGCAGACAGAAAGTCAACTAACAAAAGAGAAGAAGAAAACGAATAGTATGGAATTTTTAAAAAAATCATGGAAATGGGTAGTTGGAATCATAGGTTTTTTTATTGGCCTTGTGTGGATGTTTAATGCGAACTCAAGTAGAAAAGTTAAAAAGATTAAAAAGAATATTAGGGGTAATGAAAATAAAACGTCAGAGGTTGACGGCAAGATAAAGTATGTTAAAAAGAAAAAGAAGGTTACAAAGAAAAAGATTGAGGAAACAGACAAAGAATTAAAAAAACTTAAAACCAAAAAACCTAAGGTAAAAAAGAAAACACCTAAACAGGCAACCAAGTCACTAAAGAATAGGTTAAAAAAGTAACCACAATGAAAAAACTAATATTAATACTATTATTGTTTACACCAGTATGGGCCTTTACCCAAACAAACACTTTTACAGATAAAGAAGTTGTTGAAATGGACTCACTATTCCAAGTGTACGAACAAACCGATAGTTTACAAAAATTAGAGATTAATTTACTTAGGGGTCAAATAATAAATTATAGAACACTACACACCCAAGACAGTTTACATATAGCTTTTATGAATGAAAAAACAGACCTATTAAATCAAAGAATAGATTTGTATATAGATTTGACAAAAGAATTGAGACCTAAGTGGTATAATAAACCTGTAGTTCACTTCTTTTTAGGTGCAGCAACAATTGTTACTGCGTCTTGGGTCGTATCTAACGTTAAGTAGTATTTATAAGTAATGGCACTAACAAAAACAGATAAAGACGAAATAGCAAGAATTGCTAGAAAAGAAATGAAAGATTTCATGTCTAAAGCACAATTTAAAAATGAGGTACAAAAAGTGGTAACGGATGAAATTAAAAAAGGTAGAAATACTAGAACAGAAATAGTTGATATTGTAAGTAAAGTTATGTTAGAACTATATAAAACATTCTGGTTTAGACGTAGTATGTGGCAATCAGAAATTAAAAGGGTTAGGTAATGGGCATTAAAGACAATTTTGAAAAAAGTTTAAATAAAGCTATAGAAGGAAAAGATAAAATGTGGTATAAATCCTTACTTAAAAACTCTGAAAATATAGAAGAAAAAAAAGAAATGAAAACACACAAAGGAACATCTTGTAAAGAAGCACACCCAGACATGACACACTCAAAATGGAAAAAACAAACAGAAGAGGAAGTGGGTGAAGCTACTACATCAGCAAGTTCAGGACAATAAGTAGCTCCCCTCACCACAACTAAAAAGAAAAAAGAAAAAGAAGTGGGTGAAGCCACAACTTCTGCTAGTGCTGGTGCTTTTATGGTACCATTGGGTGCTGACCCTAGATTTAAAAAGAAAAAGAAAAAGAAACAAGAGGAAGTTGGTGAGGCTACAACATCAGCAAGTGCTGGACAATATTTAACACCACAAATGTGGGCTAAAGACAAAAAAAATTGGAGAGGTGGGGCAAAAACACAATGGCCAGGAGGTAAATTTGTTAAAATAAAAGACAAATGTAAAAAGTTCCCATACTGTAACCAAGGAGATATAAACGCTCTAGACCTAACAGAAAACAGTAAAATTCAAAGGGTGATAGATGAAGTTGCAAAGAAAACAGGGAAAAACAAAGATTATATAAAAGAATTAGTAAAAAAAGATTTAGAGGAGATTATAAGAAGAAGTATTTACAAATCACCCATAACATCCATGTTAGGACCAAAAACCAAAATGAATACCCCAATAGGAAAAATATTTAGTATGGGGTCTAATGTAGGTGGTAAATACGAATAAATAGATATTTATAATAAAAAGAAATTATGTCAATAAAAGATACAGTATTAGCGTCAAGTCCAGAATTAAATAAAATTATAGAAAAAGCTGTGAAAAGAATTGGTGAAAATCATGCATTAGCTAGGGATAGTAAAGGTGTTGAAATGAAAGCAAATGAAATTGAAGAAGATAGAAAAGAGTGGAGAGAATCTAAAGTTATAGAAGAATCTTTAAAAGCAGTAGCCAACGAAATGGCTGAAAAAATGGTACTAGAAAACGCAATAGATGGTATGATAAAAGAAACTCTACAAGGTGAAATAAGTATTAATAACAAAATATCTGGAGGTTCAGGATTCGAAAAAAACCAAGGTACATCAGACACCCTAACAAAATTTAATAAAAGGCAAGAAATGGGTGAACAAGAAGAAAAAGAATTAGAATTAGATGATACTATTAAAGAAACTGTAAAAAAACTAGTTAGTAAAAAATTAAAAAAGAAAAACATATCTGAAGCAGAAAAAACACCGGGAATAGACACATACCAAAAAGCACATAAAAAATCTAAAAGTTTTAATGATAGTGCAATGAAGGACACAAAAAAGAAATTTAAAGAGTATGATACTTTTGAAGGTAGTGAAAGTCCTGAATTCCCACACCAAGAAAACTCAAAAACTAACTCTGACGGACAATTCCAGTACTATAGAAATAACGAAGAATCTGACGAATTTATAGAAGATTTTGGACATCCAGGTTTATTAGATTTTGATATTAATAATGTAGACATGGAAAGATTAGCAGATTATTTAGAAGGTTCATCAGAAACAGGTAACGCACAAACTGATAAAGACGGTGAAGCATTAGGAAATGTTGTACCAAGTGACTTAGGTGAAAAAATGTTAAAATCTTCAGAAAGAAGGAAAGAAAAAATAGCTGACCAAAAAAAATCTATGACAAACTTAAGAGGGTATACACCAGATGTACAAAAAGTTAAACAAGTAAAGGAGGGTGTAGACTCGGATATAAAAGACATGAAGAAATTGTGGGCATACAATAAAAAGACACAATAAATCTATTTACCAACCAATCTCTATACCTATCTTTATATTAATAAAAGATATGGAAAGAAGAAGATTATTACCTGAAGAATTTTTAAATTACGTGACTAAACAAATTAGTCCCGAACACATGCGTGTTTGGGTTAAAGTCAATAACATCAACACAGAAAAAATAGAATTATTTTTTGACTTTATTAATTCTTTGTTTTATCTTATAGAAGAAACCTATTTAGGTGATGATGTTATTATAACCGACGAACAAAAAGAAGGCCATTTTTCATGGTGTTGGGACAAAATAATAGATAACTTTAAAGAAGAAAATATCCACTTTAAAAACAAAGGTGAGCATTATACTTATTTCTTTAACTTCTTTTACGAAGGTTTTTATAAAAATGAAGTAGACGAAAAAGTTAGTAAACTTAAAAACTTCTTAGATGGGTTATTTAAATTACATAAAGTAAAAACAGAATCAGAATTAGATATGTTAATAGAAATGTATAGAATATTAGAAAATAACTTGACAGTTAGTAAATAATTTTCTAAACTTAAACTATGAGAATACTTAATATCATCAGTAATGAATTGGTCATTAGAAAACAGAAACTAGAAAATGAACTAGAGAGGGTACTAAACAACCCCTCAATACCAACAGAAGAAGTTGTAAACAACTCTTTAGAAACATTAAATAAATTAACACAAGTTAGTAATACGATGCTAACTTGGGAATCTTACATAAATAAAGAAAAACAAGAAAATTAATATGGAAACATTAACACAATTAGAAACATTAGTAACATCTATTAAAGTAGACGCTGAAAAATTTTTTGATAAAAAAAATAAAAGTGCTGGTATTAGAGCAAGAAAATCTTCACAAGAATTAAAAGCGGTATTACAAACCCTAAGAAAAGAAATCTTAGAAGAAAGTAAAAAATAAATGAGTAACTGGACCTATACAATGTTTTTTATATTTGCAATACTAGTAATTGGTAGAAACATTTTTTTAGTCTCAACCAAACTATTTTCAGCTGAACCAAGTCCGTACGCAATAAACTATAAAGAATTAACATTTTTAGGTTTATCTATTTCTTACGCATTAACATACATAATACACTAAATGTCATTTTACGAACAAATATCAAAATTAGATAGTCACTTTCATAGTTTAAGACTACATGAAGGGTTACTAGTCATTGATTTAAAATTACCAATTGATTGGAAAATAAAAGAGGTAATCGCCAGTAGAGATAATAAAATACAACTACAAACGGGACCCAAAAACAAACAACATCAGGTAATATCTTTTTTCTCTGCTTTTGATGCAGAAAGTAGTTTAATTTTAGAAGAAGAAATAATGGCTGTATTAAAATGGAATAAAGAAAAAGAAGAAAAGGATATGTTACTTAATCTAAAAATGGTAGAACTTAAAAAAGTTTTTAGTGAAAATAATATAAATAATTTAAGAAATCTAGATATAAATTTTAACGCAAACTTATTGAATTTAAATGGACAAAACTCAGATAGCCAAATGGTGGGAGAAGGAAGTGACGAAGGACCAAAAGGAGATACTACAACACAAGAATAAGGTAATATCACAAATAAAAAAAGCCGGGATAAAAGGAATAACCCATAAAGCCAAACCCAAAAAAGAATACGGAATATGGAAGAAAATGAAGAAACTTTTAGGTATTTAGATGGGTGTGCTTTAATATCTGAAAATCTAGAAAAACATAATTTATCTAAACAATCTAAAGTTCATCTATCTGCGACACCAGAAAAATATTTACAAATATTAAGAGAAATAGAAGACTATGTTAAAATGAGGGTGGACAGAAATCAAACAACCATATCCTTAACGATTGGTAGTACAGAATTTATATTTAGTAGAAGTTAGTAGGTATATTGCTTTCTTAAGAAGTCTCGTTTATACCCCACAGAAACTAATAAGTCATACAACTGTTTACGCTGTACCGTACTAGTATCAGAAACAAACAAACAATCATACCTACCAGAATCTAAAAGTTCAAGCTCTATAATACGTAATAACCTATTTGCGTCGGTTATATTTTTTAAACTAAATAAATTAAAAATATTTTCCTGTTGTATAATAAGTTTATTGTTTAGGGTAAAAACTTGTTTAAAATTATCTACGGGGAGATAGTCTCTAATTAGATGATTAAAAGGTATTTTATTCGTATTCTGATGGTCGTATATAAATTCCTCCTTCCAGTAAGGAAGTAACTTTATTATACTATAGTTAGAACCACCTAAACTAACCTCTTTGGTCCTACCCATATCATCTTTTACAAAAATACTCTCATTACTTGTTTCTGTTGTTATTATAGACAACTCAAACATAACTTTTTTACGAGAAATGTATTCTGTTACCAGTTTAGGCTTTTTTTCTACTATAAGTTTATTATACTTAGATAAAATACTTTTTTTACTATTTGATGAAAAAAACGTTTTACACTTTTCACCATTTTTAAATAAAACAATTTTGTACTTATTACGATTATAACTCATATGAATAAAGATTATTATAAAACTCTAAATATAAATAGAAGTTCCTCCCAAGATGAAATAAAAAAATCTTTTAGGACCTTATCTAAAAAACACCACCCAGATAAAGGTGGTGACGAAAACACTTTTAAAGAGATTGCGGAAGCTTACGACACTTTAGGTGATACTAATAAAAGAGAAAAATACAACCATAAATTAGACAACCCATTTAGTAATGGTAATGATGTAAATATGGAAGACGTATTTAATAATTTTTTTAGGCAAAACCAACACAGACAACAAGTTAAAAGGGGTAGAAATTTAAGTATCCCACTAACTATTTCACTAGAAGATGTAATTTTTGGTAAAATTAAAAAATTACGTTATAATAGAAAAACAAATTGTGGTGGGTGTTCTGGTAGTGGTGGTAATACAAAAATGTGTGGTAATTGTAATGGTCGTGGGGTTATAGAACAAGCTGTTGGAAATGCTTTTTTTAGGCAAGTAAGAAGAACTCAATGCCCTGTTTGTCGTGGAAATGGTAAAGAAATTATAAATGCGTGTAACAGATGCGGTGGAAGTGGACAAGACACAAAAGAACAAATCATAGATTTTACAATCCCAAAAAATTTAATGACTGGTCAGGTCTATACATTTAGGGGGATGGGTGAGGAGATAGGAAATGGACATCCTGGTGATTTACAAATACAGGTAGTTGTATCTAGACACGAACAATTTAAAGTTAGTGATAAAGATTTAATTTATGAACCACAAATAACTATATTAGATATTTTATTAGGTAGAATTTTAGAAGTACCTTATTTTGGGACTTACTTAAATACAACTATACCACAATGTAGTTCACCAACAACAACTTTTAAAATTAACGGAAAAGGTTTAGAAAGGGGGGATGGCACCAGTGGAGATATTTTAGTTAAACCAAAAATTATTATGCCTAATAGACTAACACCACAAGAACAACAAATACTTAGAAATTTAAATAATTCAGAAAATTTTATAAAAACGATATAATAAATCTAATAATAGATATATAACCGATAATAAGGGGTATAAAAGCCCCAAAAATTAATATGATACGTTCACCCTTAGTCTGTTGACCAAGAGTCTTATCGTAAACCTGCTTATCAAAACTATCTGCGTGAGACGTAAGACTCTTCTGTAGACGCTCAACAGAGTTACGTAATTTTTTTTCTTTACAAGTTTTACAAGCCATACTTTTATTTTCTTTAATTATAAATAGTAAAATTTAACAAGTAAAGAAAACTTGAAATACACACCAAAATATATTACTATTATAGTATGGGAGAACAAACAACAATATTTGATGTTATAGAGGCTGAGGACTCTTTTAACTTTGAGGAAAACAAACAAAACCTTATAGACAATCTAGACATGCTTAAAGAAATGTCGGTAGAAAAACAAACACTTTATAAAAAGTGGCAAGAAATGAATAAGGGTGGTAAGATGGAAAAGGTAAAAAATAAATTGTACAACTACCGAACAAATCTATGGGTACCATCAGATTTAGATGATGTAGACCACACCATAAAACAAATTGAAGAGTTAGAACCTTATGTTGTTATGGCAACACCAGGAAAAGGTGTTACAGAATGGGTAAACTACCGTAAACTTATCCACACAATGGAATGGGTTGCAAATCCTGGACGTAATATGAAATTCTGGGTAAGAGATAGAAAAACAAATAAAGTCCTTGGTTTGATATGTTTAGGGTCTGACGTTACAAGTATTAAGGTTAGAGACGCTTACATAGGTTGGGATAAAACTAACAAGTTTGACCAACACAAGTTAAACAACACAGCCATAGCTACAACAATATGTTCCACACAACCAGGTGGGTATAATATGTTAATGGGTAAATTGGTAGCAGCACTAACTACTTGTAAAACAATTAGAGATGCTTGGGAAGAAAAATATGGTGATAAGTTAATTGCTGTAGGAACGACAGCACTGTACGGAATCAACTCAATGTATAATGGAATGCCACACTTCAAAACAATGGGAGAGACTTCAGGTAAAGTTAGGTTAAAACCTGATGATAGTGCATACCTACCATGGAATAAATGGTTAAAGGAAAATCATCCAGAAGAACACGCAAAAGCTATAAGTGCTACAGGACCCAAACAAAACATACTTAACAAAGTTTTTAAACATTGTGGGATAAAGGGGTCAGCATACGACCACGGGTTTAAGAGAGGGGTATATCTTGCAATGATGTATGATAATGGTTGTGAGTTCTTAAGAGGTGAGATAGAAGAAAAAGACCTAAAGATGAAAAAGAAATTCCAAGATGATATTCCATATACAGATAAATGGTGGAAGAAAAAAGCGATTAGAAGGTATAAAAGTATGTACGAACAAGATAGAATTAAACCAGAAATGTTATTCTATTGGGATGTTATTGGACTAACCTGGGAGGAAACACAAGAAAAATATATAAACGAAGTAGGTAGATAAAAACTAATAAATAGAATGGATGGTATAGAAATGATTGCACGTATAAAAGAGATTATAGGGTTTGTAAAAGAGGGGGACAAAGACAAGGTGATACTATACTTAAAATATATGATAGAAGATATAGAAATGTATAAAAATAATAGTTTGTGATACCAATTAAATAATAAATAAGATGACTAAAAAAAGAACATTAAACGAACTAAGACAAGTTAAAGAATATGGAGCTGGAACAGCATACACATCTAGTGACACGTCAAACAAAATACAATACCCAAAAACCCTAAGTATTGAAAAAATTAAATCTTTAGTAGATACAACACCAAACGACATGAACTTAGGTGAAAAAGTTAGAATGCTATTCCTTACCAACCCAAAAAGAAATACTAAAGAAGATACTAATATATTTGGTAAAATTTCTGGGGATAATTACAAATACTTAATAGAAAACTACCAAACTAAAAAAGGAGAAGAATTTAATAGTTGGTACAACGGATTAACAAACGAAGAAAAAATTTTCATAACTAGCATGTTTGATTAAGAAAAAATTTGTACCTTTGTAATATGAAAGAAAAAAATTCAAACTGGGACACATACGATTTCCAAGACTGGGTAGTTAAACACATTAACCTTATCTTAGTAGGAAAAGAATTAGAGTTATTTATGAGAAATAATTTTGGTTATGACGACATAAAAATGTTTGGCAAGTTGGAGGAAGCAGAAAACTTAAAAAGTTTATACCAATCCAGGATGATTGATAAGGCACTTTCTTATAAAGTAAATTTTGGCAATGGGGAGTTTCAGTGGACTAACTAGTATTAATTAAATAAAAAATAAATAAAATGGGTGGAAGTAGAATGATGGAAAAAAGAGGTCACCATATCTGTAAAATGGTGAATTACGAGGTAAGACAAAAAACAACACAAGAAACAAGTAGAAAGGTTGGTGGTAGTATAGTTAATACACCTGGAAGTGTTGAGGTTATGGTTTATAAAGGTAAGAATAAGATTGAAGGTGGTATGAAAGATGTAAAAGTTGCCGCACAAAAAATCTATGATATTCTTAAAAAAGAGAGTAGAGAAATTACGGTGAGTAAAAAAATCATTAAAAAATATAATTTGGGTTAATATTTATGTATATGGATGTTAACATACACATATATCTCAAAAAATTAAAAGACTTTTTTAATAATGATAAGGAAGCGTATAATGATATATTTGGTAAAGAAAAAGTAGATATGGATGAGTTTTATAAAATGGTCGCTGAAAAAGCGACCATTAATATTAAAAAAAACGGAGACCCTATATTATCTGGAAATGAAATGTTAGCGATTATCGCAGACCTGGCTTTTAAAGAAATATCAAAGGAAATGCAACTAGAACACCTAACTAAGACAAAAAAAGAAATGGATAAAATATTCATAAATTCTAAAGATGGGTTCCCACCGATATGTTTAAATTAAAATAAAGTTACTTATTGACAATATTTTTAAGTTTGCTTAAATTTTAATATGGCAAAAAATATAGAACTACCACCTACTAAATCACTATTAGAAAAATACCAACCATTACTAATGGTAAAATTATCCAGTCCAGCAACTATTAGGTTAGGGAGTGATATAGAAAAATTTGCTTCTGATATTCGGGAAAAAAGTGGGTATGAGGTTATAGTATTTCCTAATGAAGAAGAAACAGATATAAAGTTAGTTAGTATCTGTGAGAGTGAATCGGTAGACATAAGTAAACTAAAAGACTATATTTACACTAAGTATAAATCACCAAGTATACAAGAAACACCCTTTACTAAGATTAAAGATATAATTAAAAAAAGAAAATAAAGTGAGTGATAAAGAAACACCAACACACGACCCTCAAACAGGAGAACGTAATTCTCATTACGAAGAATTGACGGGAAACTCAAATCCAGATTTTCCTTCACAACAAGATATTATAGAGTTTAATAGGAAAGAATATAGAAAAAAAGAGATGGTAGACCACCCAGACCATTATGGGGGTGAAGACAACCCTTACGAAGCTATTAAAGTTATAGAAAAGTGGGGGTTAGGTTTTAACCTAGGGAATGCGGTAAAATATATCTCAAGAGCAGATAAAAAAGGTAAAAGATTGGAGGATTTAAAAAAAGCAAGTTGGTACATTAATAGACAAATTAAAATAATAAAAAATGAAAGGAAAAATTAATACAGACAAAGGAACTATGGTGGTAGAGTTCTATGAAAAAGACGCACCAAAAACAGTACAAAATTTTATAGGTTTAGCAAAACAAGGTTACTATAACGGTTTAAATTTCCATAGAGTAATTCCTGGGTTCGTAGCTCAAGGAGGTTGTCCGAATGGAACTGGGGCTGGTGGTCCTGGATATAAAATTGATTGTGAGTTAGGTGGTGGTAATCAGTACCATGACAAGGGTGTTCTATCTATGGCTCACGCTGGTAGAAATACTGGTGGGTCACAATTCTTTCTATGTCATAATAGACAAGGGACACAACATTTAGATGGGAACCATACTTGTTTTGGTAAAGTTGTTGAAGGTTTAAATATTGTAGACCAGATACAACAAGGAGATAAGTTTAGTGTAGAGATAGAAGACTAATGAAAACCAGACTATCTAACAATGTAGGAAACACCCCACTAATACCAATAACTATTGGTAGATACACTGTATGGGGAAAAGCTGAGTTTATGAACCCTAGTGGTTCGGTTAAAGATAGGATGGCAACATACATTATTAATAACGCAGAGAAATTAAAATTAATAAAACCAGGTAGTACTATATGTGAAGCAACTTCGGGTAATAGTGGCATATCATTTGCGATGTTGGCCGCGGAAAGAGGGTATAATATAGTTATCATTATGCCATCTAATATGTCTGAAGAAAGAAAAAACATGTTTAAAATTTACGGAGCTAAACTAATAGAAGTTGGTGAAGGAGATTTTGATGGAGCAATTGCGTTAAGAGACGAGATGTGTGAAAAAAAGGGTTGGTTTAACTGTAACCAGTTCCACAATAAATTAAACATAGAAGCACATTATCTTGCTACAGGACCAGAAATATACAACCAATTTAAAGACGCTAACGAACTCATAGAGGATATTCCTGATGTTTTTGTAGCTGGTACTGGAACTGGTGGTACACTTATGGGTATTGACAAATTTTTAAAAGAGATGTGGCCTAAGATAAGTACAGTAGCAGTAGAACCAGCAGAATCACCGGTAATGTCTGGTGGTAAACCTGGGTTACATGGGATACAAGGAATTGGTGATGGTAGTAAATTTTTAGTGGACTTAGAAAAAGTTTCGGAAGTTAGAATGGTTACCACAGAATGTGCAAAATCTTGCTCTAGACACTTAGCTAAAAAATATGGTTTATTTATCGGGATAAGTGCAGCAGCAAATGTATTCACAGCATTCCAATGGCTACGAGACAACGATAAAAAAAATGCAGTAACAATACTTTGTGATAGAGGGGAAAGGTATTTTAGTTGTTTGTAAAAAATAACTATAGTTTATCTATAGTATAAGTCGTTTATAGTTATATTTATTATAAACGACTTTTTATGCGTATTATAATTTCAGAAACACAACTAAACTTAATTTCAGAACAACTGGATACCAGCCAATTTAAACAAGCTGTTGAGTTAACAGCTTCACAGTGGTACTGGGACCACGTAAGAAAAGAAGAAAGTTTAGAATGTGAAGCTTATGATATTGGTGATGGAAAATGGACAATTGGTTATGGTCATACTGAAGGCGTTAAAAAAGGTGATATTTTAGGTGATGGTAAAAACTGTAAAAAAGAAGCCACTACACTACTAAGAGAAGATTCTACGTATCACGCTAATAAATTAAGAAAAATTTTTACCGACTGGAATAAAAAAGGAATAAACATACTAATAACCCAAGGTATGTTTGACGCTTTATTATCGTTATCGTATAATGGTGGAGCTGGGGGTATAAGAAGGTCTGACGTGATAGCTCTATTAAAAGATTCACAGACCATAGACAAAGATAAAATCCAACAAGCTGCTGACAGTATTAAGGGATATAGAGTTAGCAAGAAATTTCCAGGTCTAGTTAAAAGGAGAGAATTAGAGTACCAGAGATTTATAGAAGGATTGTAAAGTATTTATATAATATGAAAATAGAGATAACAGAACAACAATTAGAACGTATTAATGAGTCACTTTTAAATGAAGGTGGGATTAGAGACATTAACAAGTTAGCACAAAGATACCCTAAAGCTGAAATATATTTTCACCAAGACCTAGATGGTGTAGTATCCGCACTAGGTATGAAAAACTATTTAGAAAATTATGGAATAGAGGTTATTGGTAGTCATGTGATACAGTACGGAGATAAAGAATTTTCTGTTAAAAAACCAGATGCTAGTGGGGACGTAATGCCAGTATTAGTAGATTTCGCACACGGTAAACCAATATTTAAAATTCATACTGACCATCATGACTCACAGGCTGGGGTTGAGGATGATACCGCAACACAATTTAGAGGTGCAAGGTCTAATGTGGAAACCATATCACAAACTATAAGCCCTAGTGATATTTTTAGTAATGAAGATATTATGATGATTAATACTGTAGATTCAGCAGACTACGCAAAACACGATATTGAACCTGAACAAGTTATGAACTTAATTAGGGATTTTGAAAAGGGAGAACAAACATACGAAAAGAAATGGATGTTAGGGTTACTAACTAATAAATTACTACTAGCTTATAAAAATAAACCAGGATTTTTAGAAAACCTAGTGATGAACTCAACACCATCGCTAATGAATATATACCAAAACATAAATTCATACGCAAAAGAAAAAGGATTTGCATCTCCAGAAGATATGGCACAAAATCAGGCTGGTTATATTGAATCACAAAAGAAAAGTAATAATTTAAAATTAGAAGGTAATATTATTGTACAATACGGTGGGGGTGCTTTATTTAAACCAGGGTCTTATGATAGGTACACACCATTTAAAATTTATCCTGAGGCTGATTTTTTAGTTATAGCTTGGCCTATGGGTTTAGTACAAGCTTCTTGTAACCCATTTAAAAAGGATAGAGCACTAAAGGGTGTAAATTTAGGTGATATAGCTCAAGAGGTTCTTAAAACAATAGAACCACAACTAAAAGCACACATGGTACCTATATCAGTAATTAAAAGGGTGGGTGAAACCAAAGCAGATGATGATAGTATCGGTTTTAAAACGTCAGATTTATTTGCTTTATATAAAGACCATCTACAAAACATGCCAAAAGAAAGTTCAGAATATTATAACATGGCGGTTAATATAATAGATTCACCTTGGGATAGTCTAAGTGAAAAACAAAAAACAGTTCTAGATAACATCAAAGTACCTGCTTGGGACGTTATTCAGGCTAATAGTGGTGGTCATAAATGTATAACAAATCTTAGTGGACTTAATTTCTTTAGTAGAGCAACTAGAAATCCAGAAAAAGGTACTTGGAAGAAAAAATCAGACAGTAAACCTACAAGGTATGTTGAGTTTGTTAAATGGGTACAAAAAGAACTGGTTAGTAAAATTAAATCTAGTATTAATCAGTAAAATTTAAAACATCACCTTCACTTACCGAGTACTTTCCAGAAGGAACCTCCAAAACCTTATTAGCTATACCATAGTAAGAGTTACATTTATTTTTATTACAGGGTGGACAATTCCTATGAACCTTAGTAACCTTATCTTCGATGATAAAAATTATATCCAAACTAATTAAACAATCTTTCATCCAGAAAGAACGTTCGGACACTTCTGAGAATAGAAATAACATTCCACCATTAAGAAATTCTCTACCCATCATACCTGTACTAATAGAGTTAGGAGAAGATTTAATCTCTAATGGGAGAACTTGTTTATTTAAAATAACATTCATACTATTATAAATATATAAATGGAAAGAGAAACCAACGAAGACATAAAAAAACAAGTAGAAGAATTAAAAGAACTTTTACAAACTATTGAGGTTAAAGACAAAGAGTCCCAAGAGGATATGGCACACATAAATAAGCAATTAAATAAAGTACTTAAAAAATTTAATAAAAATGAAAATTAAAACAAAAATAGAATATATCTGGTTAGATGGTACTAAACCAGAACAGACGTTAAGGAGCAAAACAAAAGTTGTAGAATTAGAAAGCAGTATCACCAAACCAAAGCCAGAAGATTTACCAGAGTGGTCATTTGATGGTAGTTCAACACAACAAGCGGTCGGAGATAACTCGGACTGTATATTAAGACCAGTAAGAGTTTATATGGACCCACAAAGATTAGGTTCTTACCTTGCGTTATGTGAGGTATTAGATGAAAAAGGTATTTCACATAAGACTAATGAAAGAGCAGAATTAGAAGATTTTGATTTCCATAGACATAATGAAGGTTGGTGGTTTGGGTTCGAACAAGAGTATGTATTAATGAAAGATGGAAAACCACTAGGGTTTCCTAGAGAAGGGTACCCAGAACCACAAGGAAAATATTATTGTGGTGTAGGAACAGATAGAGTTGTGGGTAGAGAAATTGTAGAACAACACTTAGACGCATGTATGAATATTGGATTAGATATTACAGGTGTAAATGCGGAGGTAATGTTGGGACAGTGGGAGTACCAACTATTTGGTAAGGGAGCTTTAAAAGTTTCCGATGACTTGTGGATTAGTAGATATCTTTTATATAGGATTACAGAAAACCATGGAGTAACAGTAGACATACACCCAAAACCAGTACATGGTGATTGGAATGGTTCGGGTATGCATGTAAATTTTTCTACAAAAGAAATGAGAGAAGTTGGTGGGAAAGATTTAATAGAAGGTATTTGTGATACTTTATCTTTTTATCATGAAGAACACATAAATAATTATGGTAGTGATAATGAAAAAAGATTAACAGGTTTACACGAAACACAATCTATAGAAAAATTTAGTTATGGTATTTCCGATAGAGGTGCTAGTATTAGAATCCCGGTTTCCACAGTTCAGAATAATTGGAAGGGGTACGTTGAAGATAGAAGACCAGCTAGTAATGGGGACCCATACAAAATAACAAAAAGATTATTAGAAACTTTAAAAACTAAACTAGAATTAGTAGAATAATTTAAAAATAATTATTACATTTGTGGCATGGAAAGACCTAACATTAAAAAAGATGCTGACTTCGTACTAAAAGTATTAAATAACCCTCTTAATAAAGAAGTTCATAGACCCGCTTTAAAAAAGTTGATAAGTAACTTTGAAAATAAATGGGATGATTTATTAGGGCCCGGAGTAGCTGACCAGTACACCAACACATTAAATAAAAAATACAAAAATGTCTTATAACATAATAAAAGAAATGATAGACCAGACAGGTAAAAAATCCTACGTTTTATTAACAGACGGATTATCACAAATATGGGATGTAGAAAAAGAAAAAGAAGCCCAAAGAATAGCAACAATGATGACAGAAAATTCTGATAGTGGTTGGGTCTATAAAATTAGAAAATCATGTGAACGAAAATGAATATACTAAAGAGAAAAACACACAAACACAAATTCAGTAGGAGAAGAGCCCTAGAATGTAAATTAATTGAAAAAAGTAAAACTAGTCCTGGTTACCTAAAATACGAAGTTACAATCGGAGAAAAGGACGGTACAAAACACACCCAACCAGTATATGGAAAAGATATGCAAGATGCTCTAAGTAGATTAATCAATAAAGAAAGGACTAATAAGGTTGAAAGAAAACTAGAAACCAATACAGGACTTATATTCTTATCATGGTTAGTATTAATGGGAGCACCAGCTATATTTTTTGGTGCACAAAACACACCATACTACTTAGCAGCTACATTTGGTTCTATTATCATGATAATGGTAGTAGCTACTTTATGGTATAATTATATAACAAAAGGAGAATAATATGGAAATAATAGCAATGATAGTATTCGTAGGTATGGGGTTTGTCACTGGAATGTACGTATCCACACAAATTGAAAACCATATAGACAAAAACACAAAAAATTAGAAATAATATGTATAGAATAGTAAAAGAAACCAATAGATTATCTGGAAAAGTACAATATATTATTGAACGTAAAAAAAAGTTCCTATGGTCAACATCATGGACCAGAGAACTAGGTTTAGATATAACTCAGACAGGGCCAATAGGTGCTTCCACTTATGATGGAGCCAAATGGAAAATGCAAGAAATTATAACATGGGACGGACAAATGTTAAAAAAAGAAACTATCTAACTATGTTAGACCCTCTAGAAAAAAACGCAGCTTTTAGACTAGCTTATGAATTTATTATAAGTTCTATGGAAGAAGATGAGGAGTATGAAAATCTAGAATTCGTCAATAAAGACCTACCACACAAAACACTAGACAAACTAATTACTTTTTTTGAAAAAACAGAAGAGTATGAAAAGTGCTCTAAACTACAAAAAATAAAACACGCAAGACTTTTTGAATATTCTAAATATAACTTGTAATTACTTTATATTTATAGTAGTATGTTAAACGAACAGGTAAATAAAAGAGTTGTATACGAAGATGATAAATATGAACTTATCCTTCCCTATAATATTGCATCTATTTGTTCTATAGCACCACAATGGTGTAAGGATGAAAAAATTAAAGAAGCTACCGTAAACGCGTTTAAAACTGGTGGGGTGACCTATATAATCCTAGAAAAAGATAAAAACAAAGCAGGAATACTCCAAGACACTAAAAGTAAAATACCTTTAAGATTTGGTGGGGAGTACGCTCTTTTTGACCCACTCAGAGACGGAGCATTAAATATACATTGGTACCAGAAAAAAGAGTCAAAAAAATTCTTTAGTGATAAACCAGGACTAATAGAAAAACTAAACATACCCTACTCTCTCAAAGAAAGATTAAAATTTGAAATGTCTTTTACTGAAAAGGAAATGAAACAATTTTCAGAAAAGAATGATTTTGCAGAAGCAGTTTATGATGAGATAAGAGGTAAATCAGGACAAAATCTAGACTGGGAAAAGTTTGAAGGTAACGATAATACTAATGTACATGACCGTAGTTGGTTCTTTGAAGAGATGAAAGATGGTGAGATAGGAATCATGCCTGATGGAGAAGGAATCTTAATAATTGCTAACGAACAAACTTTCAAATATAAGTTTTTAAATTTAAATGATGATGATGACTGGGCATATAACGCAGCGATGGGTTATGGTGGTTATTATAATGATTGTGAGGAAATGGATGTTGAGGAAATGAACTATATGAACTCTTATTTAACCCCAGAAAATCGTACACGTCTACAAACCCTAAGAGAGTTGGTAGGAGAACCAAAATTTACAGACCAGGAATTACAATACGACGAAGGAAATGTATATGATTTCCTTGAAAAGTATTTTCCAGTAGAAGCAGATGATATGTCTGATGAGTGGTTAACTAGTTTAGGTTGTGCAGTCTGGAGAAGTAGAGCAAAAGCTATTAGAGAGGAGATAGATGATGAAAAAACATTTGACTATGATGAAAGAGGAAGAAACACCGAAATGTATATAACATGGAAACAATTATTACAAATTATTGGTACAAAAAGTGTTGAAAGTTTTTATGATTTGGGTGAAATAGAATTAAATGGGTTGCCTGCTTTATATGACGGTTGGTATGATGCATGGGATGTAGATGATGAAGGAAATGATGAGATGAATGCAGCTTTTACAAAAATGTTGGATGATATAGAAGAAGATGGGGTAGACAACATTATGGGTAGAGTTAAAAGAAGTGAAAGCTTTATTAAAACACTCGGTGAACTAGGATTTAAAAAGGCATCAGGATGGAACCCAGGATTCTCAAATAGAACACCAGTATATAATTGGAAAACTAGTGATGGTAAGTCTATTGTATTAGTAAACATAACAGTAGGAAATTATGACCACAAAGATGAAACAGTATCATTTAAGGATGAAAGTCAAAACTCAACTAACAAAGATAGAATGGACGATATTACATTAGAGGATTTCCTAGAGTACGTAACCAACCCAAGACTCCCATTTAATCAAGAAGAAAAAGAAGAAGTTAACGAAAACTACACAAACAAAATTATTAATACTATAATTAATAATATAATCACTAAAAATGTACGTAAGTAAAACAAGAAGTATTTTAAAGGCATTAAGTTGGCGAATTGTGGGGACATTAGATACTATGGCTCTAGGGTGGGTTATTACAGGTGACTTAACAGTTGGTTTAAAAATAGGAGCGTTAGAATTAGTGACTAAATTCGTATTGTATTATTTCCACGAAAGAATTTGGACTAAAGCTAGTTTCGGAACAAAAAAGAAAAAATCTTAATCTAGATTTTGTTATTCTAAAAAAAATGTTTATCTTTGTTCTATGATTGAAAAAATAGTACAAATATTAGGGACTGGATTGGTTATACTGTGTATAAGTTGTATAAGTTGGACTATAGCAGAATATATCTACCTAAAACTTAAAAACCCAAAAATATGAAAGTAATGATATGGGCAAATAAAAAAGATGTTATGAATGGGAAAATAAACTCATGTGATTATTATACTGAAGACCGACTTCCTGTTGGTAAGTACGTACAAATCATACTCACAGTAGACGAATTTACAAAATTAGAAGATAATAAAAATGAACGAAATTAAAGAAAACAAATTATTATTTTTTGATATAGAAACATCTGGTTCCTATGCAACTATAGAAGAATTAGAAGATAAAAATCTTACATTATATAATTTATGGATTAAAATAGGTGAGTCTTACTTTAGAAGACATTACCCAGAAGACGAAAGAATGTCTAGTAGTGAGTTATATAAAAAATACTCCGGTTTATTACCCGAGTTTGGGAGGGTAGTTTGTGTAAGTGCTGGGTTTATAAATGGGGGTGAAAGAAAAATACAGTCATTCTATAAAGGTTCAGAAATGGAAATACTAAAAGAAGTAACCGAACTCTTTAACAAAATACATAAATTAAATTTTTCATTATGTGGACACAACATAAAAACTTTCGATTTACCATATTTAGGTAAAAGAATGTTGATAAATAAAATAAAACCCTCCCCAATAATGCCATCGTATAATACCAAACCCTGGGAGATAAAAGCTCTAGACACTAAAGAGTTGTGGAACTTTGGTTCGTATAAAGGATTGTCTGCATTACACTTAGTATGTAGTGTATTAGGACTGGACACACCAAAGGATGGAAAAGTAGACGGTTCTAATATTCACAAAAGTTATTATGTAGATAATAACATTTCAGAAATAAAAGAATATTGTGAAAAAGATGTGAATGCGTTGATGGATATAATTTCTCACGTAAAGTCCCTATAAATTCTTTCCAATTAACTTATATTTATAATAAACACATTTAAATATGGCCTTTAACTTCAGGGAAATCTTAACAAATTTAATTATCGAGGATAGTCGTTACGATATCCTAATGAAAAAATATACCGAACCAAAAAAGAAAGGGAAGAAAGCTGCGATGGATAAAGACCTCCTAATTGATTTGATGAACTCAGACCCAACAACTAAACAAGATTTAGAATCAGGTGAACCAGAAATTACTAAAGTTGGAGCTTACACTAATTGGATAGTTAAACAATGGATGAATCTACCTCAGGAAGCAGACAAAGAATTTGCTTATGGTAGTCCAGATTGGGGTGTTGCATTAGAAAGACTTCAGAATTTATTTATGGAGGACTTGTACAAAACTACAGAAGATTTAGAAAAATTCCATTACCTCAAGAAAACAAAAAAATATAAAGGACAAAAAGATATTGGTCAGATAAAATCTGTAGCAGACTTATATGACAACGTAAAAGATTACAAAGTTAGTAAGGATGAAATAACAAAGACTAAAGCAGAAAGATTAAGAGATGATGTCGATAAAGTTTATGAAGACGATAAATGGTTAATCTTAGTACCTAAATCTAAAGAAGCTTCTTGTCATTACGGAGGTGGACAGACTAGATGGTGTACAGCATCAAAAACATCTAACTATTATGACCATTATAGTAAACAAGGGCCACTCTATATGATGATGTATAAAGAAGATGGGGATAAATCTCCATCCGAAAGCAGAAGTCACCAATTCCATTTTGAAAGTAATTCATTTTACAATGCAGAAGATAGAAGTATTGAGTTAGGGCCTTTCTTCGCTACTTACCCAGAACTTAAACCATTCTTTAAAGAAAAGTTTGCTAAGTTCATGAATAAAGATTATGGTAAACAAGTACAATTAAGATACCCTAATGATACCGCATCTAAATACATTTCTATTTATGGTTTTGATGAGTTCTTTGAAGCTTTACCAGAAAGTTTAGAGAGGTTAGATGTTGAAATATCTAGTAATAGTGGGTATGGTGCAGACAAAAACCAAAAAACACCATCTTTTAGATTACCAGACGACATAGCAAGATTTAAAAATTTAGAAATGTTACACATTGAAGGTATGTTAGGTGAATTACCAGATGATGTGGGCCAACTACAGAACTTACAATTTATATCCATACCAAACAACCCTAATTTAGTTCATATTCCAGAAACAATAGCAGACCTACCAAACCTGGAAGTACTAAATGTTAAAAATAACTCAAAAATGGTTATACCACATAAAATTATGGAAAGAGCAGCTTGTGGTGAACTAGTATTAATTAAAACTCAACCCGACCAGTCCTTTGGGATTGGAGAGTGTAAAAATGGACAAAAAGTGGTAGTTAATTATGTCGATGACCAAGGCGATTACAAAACCGCTGAAGAAGCACAAAACTCACTTAAATAAAAACTTCCTAACAATTCTTGTCTAATCACAAAATTTATTATATATTTGTATTGAATTAAAGAAACATGCGGGTGTAGCTTAATGAAAGCGACATACATTCCAGTAGGTAGATGGTGATTCATTTCACCCACCCGCTCTAATATTTAAAAACAACTATGGCAAAATTAAGAAAACACGGACAAACTAGTAGAACTGAAAGAAGAAGAGAAGCTGAACTCAGACAAGAATACTACAATAGTCTAACACCACAACAAAAACTAGGAAGGCTACCAATTAACGGTGAATCTAAAAAAGAAATTGAAAGATTAACACACTTAGTAAAATTTGGTAGAAAAATAAACGAATCCTCAACCCCGTCTAAAACAAAAAAAATGAAGGACGCAAAACCATCAAGAAAAGAAAGATGGGAGGAAAAACAAAAAAACAATTAATATTATGAATCAACAAGTATACAACTTTTTAAAAGCAGAAGCACAATCAGATAGAGCAAAATCATTAGCTAGTCTACACCTATTAACCAATCACCCAGCAGGTATAGGTGACCACTCAACCACAGATTATTGGGGCAACTGTAATGAAGCTTTAAGATTATTAGCTTCAGCAGATGAAAGATTAGAAACTTTGGAAAAATATTTTAATCCACCAGCTCCAGCAGAAGTTATCAAAGAAGAACTGGAAAAGAAGGAGGAAGAATAAAAAGTCTCTATAGGGGCTTGACACAACCAAATTATTAATATATTATTAAATAACAATTTAAAGAAATAACTGTAATGAATTTAATCGACGCCATACAACAAAAAGATACATTGACTGAGAACGGAATGACAACAAACTCATCCTCACTTAATCACTGTGTCAATCTATTTTTTCAAATAGGAGCGATGCGTGGTGCGAGTAAAGAGAAACTTTTCGCCAAGGTTTCGAAAGCTTTTAATGAAGACCCTCTCACAACAATTAAAATTATTTTTTGGACACGTGATGTCCGTGGTGGAGCTGGTGAGAGACAAATCTTCAGAGATTGTTTATTATGGTTGTGTGAAAATCACAGAGAAGTTTTACATAAAAACATTCACTTAATTAGTGAATATGGTAGGTGGGATGATGTGTTAACTCTAGTAGGAACCCAGAATTGTTGGGATTCCGCACTAAATCTGGTTAAAACAGCATTGGAGAAGGAAGACGGACTATGTGCAAAATGGATGCCTAGAAAAGGTACCAAGGCTAACATTATACGTAGATACCTTAGAGTCTCACCAAAATCTTACCGTAAGTTATTAGTAGGACTTACAAATGTGGTTGAAACCAAGATGTGTGCAAAGGACTGGTCAAGTATCGACTATTCGAAACTTCCGTCCCTAGCCTCGTCAAGGTATCAGAAATCTTTTATGAATAATGACGAAGAGAGGTATGAGGAGTACAAAAGAGCTTTAGTTAGTGGTAAAACTACTATTAACGCTGGAGCTGTATACCCTTATGACATCACTAAATCCATTAAATATGGTGGAGAAAAAGATGTTGCACAAGCACAATGGGAATCTCTTCCAAATTACATGGAAGATATTAATGAAAGAGTATTACCAGTAGTTGATACTTCAGGTTCAATGACAAATCCAGCAGGGAATAACGGTAACGTTAGCTGTATGGATGTTTCAACATCATTGGGGCTGTATATCTCAGAGAGAAATGAAGGTGTCTTCAAAAACGCATTTATAACATTCTCTTCGAGACCACAACTACAATTACTCGAAGGTTCGTTAGCCGACAGGCTAGACCAACTGGAGAGAGCAGACTGGGGGATGAATACTGATTTACAAGCAACGTTTAAGTTAATCTTGGACCAAGCAGTAAAACACAATGTTCCACTATCGGAGATGCCAACCAAAGTTCTTATCCTTTCGGATATGGAATTTGATACAGCACTCAGTAGTGACTGGAGAGGTGAAAGCGTCTCAAAATGGAACCCAACTGCACAAGAAATGATTAAAGGGATGTATGAGGAAGCTGGTTACGAAATGCCAGGGATTGTTTATTGGAATATCCAAAGTAGACAAGACAATGTACCAACTAGTTTCGACGAGATGGGGACAGCATTGGTATCAGGATTCTCACCCTCAATCATGAAAAGTATCTTAAGCTGTGAGGAACTTACCCCTTACAAAATGATGATGGAGACTATCGGGTCCGCTCGATATGAACCAATCAAGGTCTAATGGGTAGACCAAAGAATCTCTTCGGCAACTAAAAACAAAACCAAGAGAGAGAGGTGGATATTATTCCCCACCTTGACGATAAAATAAACTAGGAATAAAAAAATGATTCTGACTACCCAGAAGATTAAAACTGTTCGCGGGAAACCGCTTATACATATGAAAGGAAGATTACCGCAATCTTAACAATTACTAAAATTAAATTGAAACCCCTTCCTGAGAATCCTCGTATCGAAAGACACGGGGATTTTTCTTTTATGAGAATTTTTTCTATATTTATAGTATATGAAGAAAATGTTAACAATATTATTGGTATTTTTTACCATTACCACTTATTCACAATGTGTCTCTAATGAAACTGTTGTAGTATCACCAGGAGGTACATACTCACCTGGTCAAGTTGTAACTGTATGGTACACACTAGGTACATTTACGGGAATAAATGTAAACTGGATTCACGCATTTCAAATAAACTTAGGTGTTGGATGGACAAACTTGACTCCACTATCCGCTCCTGCAAATCCAGGTGGCTCAACTGGTAATTGGCAATGGGACTTACAACATACTTATCCAGGTGGTTTAAACTTTGGACCAGGTTGGAGATTTATAAACACAGACCCATTTGGAAATCCGGATTGGGGTACCTCGTCAACCGGACCGTTCATAATGTCATTTCAAGTAACCGTAGGACCTACTTGTACACCAGATGATTTAAGTATTAGTATGGAGGTGTTTGATGATTGTACAACAGGAGGATGGAGTAATGGAAATTGTTGTACGGACCCACCATTTCAAATATATAACGGAGTAGTATCACCAGACTTAATAAATACATCAAGTATTTATCATTATTAATAATAACTTTGTCCAGTTTATTCACGAGAAAACTGGACAAAACATAAACAAAAAAAACAAAAACTATGAAAAAATTACTTACAATTCTATTAGTTTGCTTCGGGTTAACAACTTACGGACAAACAACAATCAACCCAGACACAGTATGTGCAAATGCAACAGGAGAGCAATATTTTGTAACTAACACACCAACATCAACATATAACTGGACGGTAACAGGTGGTGGTGGAGTTTTACAAACAGGACAAGGAACAGACTTAATTACAGTAGATTGGGGTGGAGTATCTGGACTATACCTCAACGCTATTGGTGTAGTAGAATCAAATGCAGCGGGATGTCCTGGATTACCAGTACTACTTGATATTTTTGTATTAGACCTATCAAGTAATGCTATAGGACCTTTTTGTCCTGGTGACCCATCTGCGACATTAGTAGGTAATCCTGCTGGTGGAGTGTGGACTGGTACTGGTGTAGCAGGTAACAACTTTGACCCATCAACAGCTGGTGTAGGTAATTACGTACTAACCTACTCAATGGCAGGGTGTAACACAACTATTAATGTTGTTGTAAATAACGGACCAGTAACAGGACCAATACAACACTTTTAATATGAAGTGGTTAGTATACATACTACTACTACCACTACAATTATTTGCACAAGAAACATACACTAATTGTGGTGAACTAATTCCACAAAATTACCAAGTAAGTTATGATGTGAATAAGGTATATTATTGGGATATATCAGGTGGGGAAATATTGTATAATAATAATAATTCTATTACCGTACAATGGCCTAACTCTATAGGTACATACATTTTATCTGTACATACAACCAGATTTGGTTGTGATGGTGACACCACCTATCACGAGGTAATAGTAGAAGATTGCCCATACCTACAAATCTTCGTACCTAATTCTTTCACACCCAACGGAGACGACTACAATGAAACATTTTATGTGCATGGTAGAGATGGGGGTGAAATAAAATCTATGGTTATATATAATAGATGGGGTGATAAAGTATATGAAACCACCGATAACACTCCTTGGGATGGTAGGGGATGTCAGATAGGGGTTTACGCTTACTCAATTAGAACTCACAACCAACACTACACAGGACAAGTTACCTTGATAAGGTAGGTTGAATGTGTAAGACTTAGAAAACCAAAAATACTTTAAGACTAGACAACCAAGTTTATTTTTACTACTTATTATGTGGAATAATAACTAAATTAAAAAAAAAGAAGAATAATGAAAAGAATTTTACTAGCAGTACTAGTCTTAATAGGACTACAAACACAAGCACAAACATTATGTGACTCAAACATGACTTACACAATAGGTTCACAAATGCAATTAGAAATAGCAATACCAGTAACTGGAAATAGTTTGCCTACTATGGCACCTTTGTATGCTGTAACTTATGGTGGTCAAACAATGTTGGGTCAAGACAGTTGT